TTCCAACTTCTAGACCATGAGAGCCTTTATTAACTTGTAAAACATTTGAGCCATTAACAGTTGTTAATGTGCATCCTGTAATAGCTGTATCTAATGGTGTAATGTCAAAAAACTGTTCTCCGTAATATAAAAATAAACCTTGTGAAGTTCCAATAGCTGCATATCTTTCACCAGCTAAAGATGTCCAGGTGTGTTGAGCACGTGCTGCTCCAGGTAAAGTTTCACCTGCAATAGATAATTGATTCCAACCACCTATTTTTTCAGGTAATCCATATCTAAATCTAACAAAATCACCATCTACCCATTGAGATTCAGCTCCTGAATCTGTGACCATCTTGTTAAAACCAGGCTTGAAATTTAATTTTTGTAGCATATAGTGCTTTATATATTAGTTTTACAGAGAATGAAAGTCGCAAAATGATTAGTTTATTTAATAAAAATAACCCATTAGCAGAAGAAAAAAATTCTTTATTTATTACTTATCCAAGAACAGTAAATATTATATTTGGACATTATCCTTACCCTGATCTTATTCATAATTTTATGATGGATGTAAAAAATAATTTAAATCCAAAAATGGAAAATTATACAAACGTAAAAGGTGGAATGACGGATTGGAATTATTTTGTAAATAAATCTAATTTTATTAATTTTATGACTTTTCTTATTAATAAACATCAAACAACTCATGCTGACATATTTGAACATTTTTTAGAAAAAAATACTATTGAAAATGCTTGGGGCAATGAAATAAAAAAAGGAGATAGTTTAGATTATCATATTCACCCTGATCTTCATGGAATCTTATATTTAACAAAAGGATGTGATTTAATACTTCCTGAATTAAATTTAAAAATAAATCCTGAACCAGGAGATTATTATATATTTCCACCTCACATACTACATGGATTTGATACATCTCAAGAAGAAAAAAACAGATATAGTTTAATATTCAATATTTCTCAACATAAACATTTTGACTATAAAAAAAAATTAAATGAAAGATAAAACAGTTAATATAGATAATTTTATAGGAATTTATGATAATTACATTCTTTCAGAGGAATGTGATAAAGCCATTAAATTATTTGAAGATCAAAATAAATTTAATAATACTATTAATAGAATAGGTTTTGAAAAAGCATCTGTTTTACAAAAACAAGATCAACAATACTTTGCAGCACCAAATAATATGAATGTATGGTGGGAAGAGTTAAAAACAATAATGTTAAATTTTGATTTAGCTTGGAATCATTATGTTAAAAATGTAGGAGCTGATGATGCTTATGGAGTTCCTTTTTATTTTACTTCTTTAAAAATTCAAAAAACCTTACCTACGGAAGGTTATCACGTTTGGCATATTGAACATGGTAAAGGATTTGATAATGAACCTAGAGCTTTTGTTTTTAGTATATACTTAAATGATGTTGAAGAGGGTGGAGAAACAGAATTTTTACATTTTTCAAAAAGAGTAAAACCAAAAAAAGGAAGAATAGTTATTTGGCCCGCTGGATTTCCATATCTACATAGAGGTAATCCTCCTTTATCTGGAGAAAAATATATTTTAACTTCTTGGATGATGTTAAGGTAATTTTAATATTACGTTTTTATAATATAAATTAATGTTAAATAAGGTTGTAAAACTGAAGTTGCATCACCAGAAAAGTTTGCACTCATGTTGTGAGAGTGACCTTGTCCAGATCCTGTGCTTTGTAAATTAGTATTAGCTATTCCTGATTGAGCAGATCCTAAAGCGTTATTACCACCTCCAGGTGTACCACTTCCAGATCCTATTCCATGAGAGTGAGAAGCAAGTTGAGCCGTAGATAATGTTGCATTGGCTGTAGAACCACCAACATTTCCAGTTGCGGTTACAGTGTTTGCGCCTCCAGTTGATCCTAAAGCTTTAGTACCAGATTTTGAAATACAACATTTATCTTGTAAATCTGGTAAACCAAAAGTACTTGAACCATCGCCTGAACCGTAAGTAGTTCCTATTTCTGCAAATAAAGTTGCGTAAGTTGATCTTGAAACATTCGCACCATTACACTCTAAGAAACCTGTTGGAATAGAAGCAGCAGTCCAAGGCACTATAGTTGCAGTAGGAATTAATTCAATGCCTGTAAGATTTGCGGCGTCGAAATCGTATTTAGTTGCTTCGTAATTAGACACAGTTCATTTCTCCCTAAGTTTTTATAATATAAATTACTGTTAAATAAGGTTGTACAACAGACGTTGAATCACCTGTAAAAGTAGCACTCATGTTGTGAGAGTGACCTTGTCCAGAACCAGTGCTATTGGTAGAAGGAAATCTTTGTTGTCGACTAAATCTTTGCCAATATTGAGTAGACATGGAATCTGCTATACCAAGTTGAAATCCATCATGAGAGTGAGAAGCAAGTTGCGCTGTTGATAAAGTTGCATTAGCTGTTGATCCACCAACATTTCCAGAGTTTGCAGTTGCGTTTGCACCTCCAGTTGATGCTAAAGCTTTAGTACCAGATTTTCCAAGTGCTACGTTGTCTTGTAAATTTGGTAAACCAAAAGTACTTGATCCATCTCCCGCACCGTAAGTAGTTCCTATTTCTGCAAATAAAGTTGCGTAAGTTGATCTTGAAACATTCGCACCATTACATTCTAAGTAACCTGTTGGCACTGAAGAAGAAGACCACGGTATAATAGTTGCCGTTGGAATTCCTACAAGTCCGGTGATATTACCACCGTCGTAATCATATCTTGTAGCTTCATAATTTGCCATTTATTCTCCTATGAGGAATAAGATGTAGGTCTTGCACCTAATCTAGTAATTTTTTCAGATTCAGTTTCACTCTCAGCATTATCTTCATCCCAATTAGATTGTAATTCAGATAAATGAGCTGCGTCCCATTTATCAATAAATTGAGTTTTAAAATCTCCTAAGTTAGCTGCCGTCCATGAAGTATGAGCTGTATTATCTCTATATTCTACACTATCACTATAATCTTCATTACCTGAAACATATTGAATTGCCCAAATATTTGACCATTTAGAATCGTTCCAAAAAGAATCATTGTTGATTTTGTGCCCTACACCTTCATTAGCACCTTCTGAGTAGTTTTTAATAATTATTTTATCATCAAATACTACTGTCCAATTTGCGTTAGTTGCCATTTTTTCTCCTTTAAGTTTTTATAATATAAATTATTGTTAAATAAGGTTGTATAACAGATGTTGCATCTCCTGTAAAGGTCGCAGACATGTTATGTGAATGACCTTGTCCAGATCCTGTATTTTGTGTGTTAACATTAATTTGCTGTGTTTGAGCTCCTTTAACGTTATTATTTCCAGTAAAACGCGCACCTGTAACTCCATGATTATGAGAAGCAAGTTGCGCTGTTGATAAAGTTGCATTGGCTGTAGAGCCTGCTACGTTTCCAGTTGAGGCTACAGTGTTTGCTCCACCAGTTGACGCTAAAGATTTAGTACCAGATTTTCCAACAGGTATGTTATCTTGTAAATTTGGTAGACCAAAAGTGCTTGAACCATCACCTGCGCCGTAAGTTGTACCTATTACTGCAAATAAATCAGAATAAGTTGATCTTGAAACATTTGCACCATTACATTCTAAAAATCCAGATGGTACTGACGAAGAAGACCATGGCATAATAGTTGCCGTTGCAATTCCTTGAACACCTGAAAGGCTAGCTCCATCAAAATCGTATTTTGTGGCCTCGTAATTAGACATTTATTATTTCTCCCTATATGTCCAGCCAGTAGTAGCGTCTCCCGAATAAACTAAACTAAAGCCAGCACCTTGTGTATTAACAACTAAATCCGCAGCTGCATTAGCTATATTTGAACTATTTCTACCAACAGTCAATGCGTTAGTATTAAAATCGTATCCTTGATCTATAAATGAAACTTCATCACCTGCACTTGGAGAAGCTGGTAATGTTACTGTAACTGCTCCACCATTTGTATTTACTAAAAGTTGAGCACCAGCTTGAACTGTTTCAGCTGCTGTTATTGCTCTCCATTTTTTTAATTCACCTGC